TAAATAAAACTGAATTTCCAACTGATGTTCAGGCAAGGTCTTCTAAGGACAAGACGTTAAGTCGTTTTAAGAATGAGTATGACCCAGATAGAAAAATTGATATTGCTTCACAAGAAATTTTAGATGATAGAATACCAGATGCTAATGTTGCAACTAGAAGAAGTCAGTCGATGCGTTTTTTCATTGATAATGGATATACACCTAGGCAAGCAGCTGGAATCACTGGATGTCTTGAAGCGATTTCTAGGTTTGTAACCTTCAACCCAGATAATCCTAATTTACAATTTTTCGGTATCGCTCAATGGGACAAGAACGGAACACGGTATAAAAACTTGATTAAATTTGCAACTCAAATTGAGAAACGTTCGTCTATCAACCTATTTTCGATTCAGTTACAGTATGTTTTGTCGGAACTTAGAACAAGATTCGCCAACGTCAATGCGAAACTTTTAAAAACGGAACTGATTGACGGAACGGGTGGGTCAGTCGATATTATTAGTCGTTTATACTTAAAGGACCGATTTATTGCTGGAGGCAACACAACATCATTCGACATGAGAAACAATAGGAAAGTTAATTTAGCAATAACGAACGCAACCAAGGCCTATAATGAAGTTACGGTGAGTTAAATGACAATAACAAAAGAGCAATTAGACAAAGCATTAAATTCGACTAAAACTACTCTGTCTTATGGTGGTGTAGACGAAGCATCAACCAATGTTAAAGAAACATTCGATACAGTCAAAGTAACCGAAGTAGGTAAAGAGACAAATCAAATTATAGGTGGTGTTAAATCAGTCACAAGTAAAACTGATATTATTGGTGCAGAAAATTTTACTCCAACTGAAGGGGTTTTAACGTCAGGAGCTTTGGGTGGTTCAATTAATCCAGCACTTAATACAGATATTAGTAGTCTGTCTTCTGAGATTGGAGTAGGTGTTTCAATAACATATAATGACAGTGGACGTAACACCGGAATAACTTATGATAAAAAAGAAAGTGGTTCCTTATCTTCGATCTTGAGTGGGATAACTGGCCTGGGAGTTGCGCCTGGTTATCTACAAAATATGGTTTCAAACGCTAATTCAAAGGGACTGAACACATCAATTAATTCTGTCGCTGGAAATGTTGGTGCTTTTTCTAGTATTGGTGCTGTGAACAGTCTATCTTCAAGAACTCAAAGTATTATTAACGATGTCGTAACTAATGCAGTAACAGATGGTAAAACGGGGTCAACTACTAGATTAACTGCTTTTCAAAATGAAGGAAATGACGCTATTACCGATGTTGCAAATACTGTGGTTACTGCAATATCTCCTAATGTTGGTAGTGTGTTGGGTGCGGTGACTGGTAGAAAAGGTCAGGATGTTATTGAAGAAGTCCGTAATTATAAAAACACTAGAGCGGGTGTTGTGAATGAGAAGAACAAATTCATAACATCATTAGAAAGAACTTTTCCTATCGGTCAGTTGGGGTTTGTTCAAAATCTAGTTAGGAAACTGGACACTAAAAGTTTAGATACTGTTTTTATAGCAAACGGCATAAGGCTAGAAGAAAAAGACCGAAGTGAAATTATTCGTTTATCACAAGGGACAGAAGTACAGAAAGCAGAGGCTAGGAGAATCTTGCAGGAAAAACATGGAAAGTCACCCAAAGAAGTGACTGACCTGTTAGCTGAACTAGATTCGACTATTGCTGGTTCTGTTGTTGTTGATACATCTAACAGCGTATTTGATGACCCCTTTGATATAGGAAATGCACAACGTTGGAACAATGGTGTTGGTGCTGAAGATTTCACATTTACTTTTATCTCTTCAATAGAAGAATTGGACGCTGAATTTCGGTCAATCACTAGAGACGTAACTGAAATCGTGGTTCACTGGACCGAATCGTATTCTAATGCCAACATCGGAAGTGAAGAAATAAATAAAACTCAGATTAGGTTGGGTTTAAATAGTATTGGTTATCACTATGTAATTCGTAGGGATGGTTCTGTACAAAGGGGGAGGCCTGTAAATATTCAGGGAGACCATGCAAACATTAATGGTCACAACGAGAGAAGTATAGGGGTTGTTTTCGTTGGTGGTATTAATGCGCCCACTGGAACACCAGACCCATTGGAATATAAATCAGTTTCTTCTCTGACCCGAAGTCAGTTTACATCATTTCAGGAGATTTGTAAAGCGTTTTATAGAACTTTCCCAGGCGGTCAAATATTAGGACACAACGACCTAGACCCCCTAGAAGATGACCCTGGCTTTGACGTGAGAGATTTTTGTGAGGATGTGTTTGGTAAAAAATCGTTGTTTACTGACCCATCAACCCAACCTCCTTTCACCAGTCAACAGATAAACGAAAGTAAAATATTATGACAACAATTTTAGACAATTTTCGAAACCGAATAAAAGAACTAGGTGCTGGTCAAGAAAACACTGAGGGTGTTCCCCGAGAAGGTTTTAATGAAGCATCAGGAGAATTTCCTAGACGAGATTATTTTTTCGGTTCATCTATAAACAAGTCGGCTCGGGGAGAGACCATAGAATCTTTGTTTGCAGGTGGTGGTGATTATGGGGTTTCTGTAGAATTTTCTGACCAAAAACCTTCTACATTTCCGTATAATCAGGCACAAGAAACTACTTCTGGTCATGCTATTCATGTAGATGATACACCGGGCGGTGAAAGAATTCTAATCAAACATCGAACGGGTGCTGGACTAGAATTAAGAGCCGATGGAAGTGTTTTATTTTCGTCCGTCAATAAAAAAGTTTCTGTAACAGGTGGCGATGATGTTGTGATTGTGGAAGGTCAAGCAGACCTCGTATACAAAGGCAACGTTAATGTTAAAATTGCTGGGGATTATAATTTAGAAGTCGAAGGTAACATTAATGTTACTACTGCTGGTAATAAAACCGAAAAGATACATCGCAATCACACTAAGACCGTAGACGAAAATCAAAACCATGTGGTAAAAGGTTCTAGGTCTCTTCGAGTAGTTGATGTTAATACTGAAACTATGTTATCAGATAGAAACGTATTTGTCAAGGGAGAACAAAACAATTTTGTTGAAGGTAACGTTGAATTCACCAGTGGTGATAAACTAATTACCACAGCTGTCAATGAATGGGTTGCTTCCTCTCAGATTGCGAACATATCGGGTGACACCGTTTCTGTCATTGGTGTGACAGGAACAATTGGTGGACAGTTAATTGACCACTATGGTAAAGTCTTCTCAGGACCACCAGGCGGTTCTGGATTAGGTGGCACAACACACTATGGTACCTTTATTGGTAAAGCAACAGAAGCAATCACATCTGATTTCGCCAATAAGGCAGGAGAAGCTTCCTTCGCTCAATCAGCGCCTGCTGAAGTAGGAACAGCTACTGGGGCATCTAAGGTTAGGAATGCTAAAACGTATCCAACTGAAATGCCATATGTTCAGATTGAACCTACGGCGGATATGCCAACAACCGCAATTATAACACCTTTATTGTCATCTGGCAACTACGGTATAAGAAATGTAAATGTTGACCCAGGCGATGAACTGAAATTAGAAATTCTAAAGACTGATGATTATGACGGTTTATTCAACAGAGAACCAAGTATTCACGAAATACGTTCTAAATTAAGAGACCCTGCAAATCTTCAGAACGCAACTTTGATTGGTGCATTGATTGGAGAGGGTAGACTTTCAGGTAAGTATGCTGATGTAAGACCACCTTTCATTGGTCGAGCATACAATAAAAAACCAAGTTTACAATTTGGTCGAACATTATTGGGTAATAACCCAGCTGAAAATAGAAGTAAGAGGTTCACTCCGTCATGATATATCTTGTTGACCCAGTATATAATCCAAACTTTCAATCAGACATAACTTCTGCAACCCCTCTTGCGCCTGGAATTACCGTCGCTAAATTTCTAGGTTCTAAGGGTTCTCGTTTACAATTTGAACAATTAAGTGGAGATAAAAGACTTATCGCACGTCAACTTTATCTACAAGCCGAATCGATGCGAACTGTCGTTACAAACAAAACTTTTGAAAAGAACCGATTAATTGTGTCAGAGGGTTTGTATAAACCAGCACCTAGTGAAACCCCCACCAAAGATTCTATCAATGATTACAAACAAACTGGACGTGCAGTCGTATATCAGTTGTTGGGTGAAGATGGTAGAATTGATTTTGAAAACACTTTTGAGTTGGCCGTTTACTGGAAAGATTTTTTAAAGTATCAAGAGTTAATTCTCGACTATGATACATACGACCCTTCTGGTGAACTTAGTTGTCAGATAGTACTCGTAATGCCTGTTGCGAATGAGAACTTTGACCTTAATTTCAGTAAAAGTCTTAAAACAACTTTTAATGGTAGTACTTTATCTCTAAATGAAGTGGTCGAAGTGTTTGTTCCCATATAAATAAAAATAATGTTTTGAGTACTAAAAATGGCAACTAGAATTTTTTCACAGGAAGATGCTGATATCTCTAAAATCAGCGTAACCAGTACAAGAACAAGACCGTATCTGGACCTCGACCTGAGTTTTTTGGTGAGCAACACTGGAAGTGTTTTTAAAAAAACTGAAGGTGCGGCTGTCAAACAAGCCGTTAAAACTCTACTTAACAGTAATAAGTTCGATAAACCTTTCGACCCTAATTTTGGTATTGACCTTCAAAGGTTTTTCTTTGAATTAGCAGATGACCAAACTGGGAATAGAATTGTAGAAAGAATTAAAAGTATTATAGAGACGTATGAACCCAGAGCGTCAGTAAGGTCTGTAAAAGTCGGTGTGCAGGAAGATATCAATGCAATCAATATACTTTTAACTTTTTCAATTAGAAATACGGACCAAACTATAACATTAGAAACCACAATTTCGAGGTTAAGATAAATGACAACCACAGTTAAGTCAACAGCTTTAGATTTTGATGCAATAAAAAATAATCTAAAGACTTTCTTTGAAGCACAGAGTGAGTTTACTGATTATGATTTTGAGGCCTCTGGATTATCAAATTTACTTGATGTGCTCGCATACAATACTCACTACAATGCTTTGGTTGCAAACTACGCTCTTAACGAGTCTTTTTTGGGAACCGCTCAACTTCGAAGTTCTATCGTATCATTATCTGAAGCTATTGGATATATTCCCGGTTCTAGAGTGACTTCGAAAGCCAAGGTGCAACTTACTACCTCTATTGGCACAGGCAATGAACCTCCTACTATTACAATACCAAGGGGGTTTAAATTTAACTCGACAATTAATGATGTGTCTTATTCCTTTATTACTACTGAGGCGGTTACCGCTTCTAATAATCAGGGAAATTATTCCTTCGAATTACCTTCAGGTGATAATCCAGACAGAATTCAAATTTCTGAAGGAACTTTAAAAACCAAAACTTTCATCGTAGGTTCGACGGACGCAGATGAATTGTACGTAATACCCGATAAAAACCTTGATAGGTCTACAGTGACAGTTCGAGTTTTCGATACCCCGTCATCTACTGATTTTCAAATTTACACTGCGTTACCAGAAGCGACTACCATTAACGAAAATTCTTTAATATACGTTCTTAAAGAATCGCCCAATGGATTCTATGAACTTAGTTTCGGAAACGGAAACACTTTAGGTCCAACTCCAGAGGCTGGTAATAAAATAACGGTTGAGTATATTAGTTGCAGTGGAAGCATCGCTAACGGTGGTAAAGTTTTCACGGCTGCAGAACAATTATCAGTGACTTTAACAAATAATGACATTGTAAATGTTGACATTATTGCTTCGACGTTTTCTAACTCTATCGGAGGTGCTGAAAAGGAAACTAATAATTCGATTAAAAGAAACGCTCCTTTTCAATACACTACTCAAAATAGAATGGTTGTTGCAAATGATTATTCGACACTCGTATTTGCAAGGTTCAGAGAATACATTGAAGAAATTAACGCTTGGGGTGGTGAAGATAATGACCCACCAGAATATGGTGCAGTTTATCTTAGTATAAGATGGAATGATGGACTGACCGATGACGAAAAAAACGATTTGAAAATTGAAATTGAAACTTATGTTAATCAATTAGCTATTGTATCTTGGAAACTTAGATTCTTAGACCCAATTACGACTTTTGTAGAAACCTTGGTTTATTATCAGTATAACCCACGATTCACAACTTTGGGTCTGAATACAATTAAGACCCTTGTTGGAGATGCCGTGAACAACTATTTTACGAATAGTATTGGTCAGTTTGGACAATCATTTCGTAGATCGAATCTACTTACAGAGATAGACGCAGTAGACCCTTCGATTCTTTCTAGTAGAGCTGATGTAAAAATGCAACAAAGATTAGTACCAACGGGTCTTAACGGTGCTGGTCAAAGTATAAGTTTACTTGGAATAAGTTCTAATTACAATTTCTATTTTCCCCAAAACATTGCTCAACCGAATAACGTAGATTATCGTCTGACTTCTACATTGTTTAGACTTAACGGTAAAACATGTTTCTTGAGGAACAAATTAAATAGTCGAAATATACAGGTCATCGAACAGGGTTCAGGTAACGCCATTGTTGATAACATAGGAGAATATTTTCTAGATGGTAGAGTTAGAATAATAGGATTTGCGCCAGAATCTATTTTAGGTGGAAACAATTTTATAAAAATTTCAGTAACGCCAGGCAATCAAAGTGCAATTTCTCCGGCTAGAAACAATATTTTATTATTCGATGATGATGTTTCATTCGAAACTCCGGTAGAAGTGTCGAGTATCTAACATGCATCGGGGAAACAAAGAGAGAAATAGACGAGAACTTGTCCTATATGACAGGAAAATTGAAGAAGTACTTCCTGATCATTTTAGACAAGACTACCCTCAGTTTATTACTTTTCTAGAAAAATATTACGAGTGGGCCAAGAGCGAAGAGTCTCCAGCTGAGTTAGTTGATCATCTTTTCGAAACTAAAGATGTTGTGGAGACGGACGAAGACCTTTTGTCTTTTTTAGAAGATGAATTACTCTTGGGTGAAAGTTATTTTCAGGGTTTCTCCGATAAGAGGGGTGCTGCACAGATAGCTGGGAATTTATATAAAACAAAAGGTTCTGAACTATCTATTCAACAGTTCTTTCGTTCATTCTTTGGAGAGGACCCGGAC